CAAGTAGTAGTTTAAGTTACTTTCAAATAAGCATAAGTATATTTAGTGGTTTAAGTACATCAACAACACCTTGTGATGATTTAGCAGTTTCATATCAATTACAAAAGAAACCATTAGGAAGTGAAAACTCTGTTACTATAGATATTAGTGAAATAGTAAATGACCAGATAGAACAAATATTTACAGGTACTTATTCTGCATCTTCTGCAAAAGCTTCTGTATGGGTAACAGTAAGCACATCAGCAAGAGAATCAGATGGCACTATAATAGGTGCAGAAACAGTAAACACTTATTTAGCGAAAGAAGGTTATAACAAATTTAAAGAGGAGGTTAATTACACAGTAGAACCAACCGCAATGATAAGCGGTACTTATTTACAGTATGATAAAAATGGTACAGCAACAATACCTGTAAATGCAGAAAGAGTTACTTCTGTTCAATGGCGTTCAGGTACAAGTGTAAGAGAAACAGATTCATTCAGTGATAATGGTAATTCAAATCAAAAAATACAATATGCTCAATTTACAAGCACTACATCAATAGATAATGCTTTAGTTACTTATGATAGTGGTGCTACCACTACTATAACATTAGCACCAACAGAAGAATGTAAATATCCAGTAAACAAAATAACTTTTGTAAATAGATGGGGAGCAATGCAAGATTTATTTTTCTTTAAAAAATCTGTAGATAGTTTAGAAAGTAGGAGTGAGAGTTTTAACAGAAGCATATTTAAGGCAAGGAATGTTTTTCTTTCAGCTGGTGAAGGGCCAGATGATCCTTGTGTACAAACAATTACATATAATACTTATTCAACTACAGCACACGCAAAGAAAACATTCAATGCAAATGCAACAGAATCTGTTTTATTAAATACTGGTTTTGTTAACGAATTAATGAATCCATACTTTGAGGAGTTAATGGTTAGTGAGTATATCTGGTTAACTGATTCAGATAATGTTATATATCCAGTTAATTTAAAAGAAAGCTCATTTACTAAAAAAACAGGTTTAAATGATAGGTTAATAAACTATACAATGAGCTTTGAAAAAGCATTTGATTTAGTAAACAATATTAGATAATGCAGAAGGTTATTTTATATATACAACCACAACTAAGAAGCACTACAGCTACACAAGATTTTGTTAGAGTTGACTTAATGGAAGAAGAACTTATTTCATTAACTCAAGTTATTCAAGATGTAAGTGATATTGATAAACTGTTTACTGATTACAGTAGAACATTTAATTTGCCAGCTTCTAAAACAAATAATAAGATTTTTAAGCACTGGTATAATCCTGACATAGATGGTTTTGATGCTAATGTATTTTGTGAAGCAAGAATAGAATTAAACCACTTACATTTTAGATTTGGTAAAATACAATTGAATGAGGTTGTAATGAAATACAATGAACCATCAATGTATAAGGTTACATTTTTTGGCAATACAGTAACATTTAAAAATAAGATTAATGAGGACCAGCTAAGTGATTTAGTATGGTTAAATAATTTTAATCATAATGCAGATGCTAATTATGTAAAAGATGCTTTAGAAAATGGAAAAGATTTTACTATTGATAGTGTAAGTTATACTAACGCAATTATATACCCATTAATAGCACATTCACAAAGTTATATTTATGATAACCAAAATGGTTCTGTTAATTTAAGTAATGGTTTAAATATTAGCACTAACACATCACATCACCAACAAAGAGGAGTAGTTCCAGAAGATTTAAAACCAGCTATTCCAGTTAAGAATATTATTAAAGCAATTGAAGAACAATACAACATAACTTTTAAAACAAGTGAGTTTTTAGATTCTGA